ATTTTAATAGTTTCTTTTCCACTCATTAAACCATCATAAGTATAACCTTTAGCTTCAAGAGCTTTTACAACATTTTGGTTATTCATACTAAATCCATGACCAACAGTAGCATCAAACATTCCGTATTTTTCATTATATGAATGAGGCAATAAAGATTTAAATGCTTCATTTTGATCGGCAAATTTACCTTCTTTAACTAAATTTGCTGCTTGGCTCATTAACTTTGCATGCTTTTGTGGATTCATCCAATGCTTTTGAGCATCATAAACTTTATTATCATAACCTTCGTTTTTAATAATTAAATCAAAAAAAGAATTTTCACTTCTTACAACTCTACCATCTTTATTCATAACTATATTTCCTTTCAAAATGTTTATATCATCAATATCTGTTCTATTAGCCATTGCTGATTGTAATAATATTATTGCTTGTTGATTTTCTTGTATGTCTTGAGAAAGAAATTCTTGATCATCTTGTAAATTAGTACCAAAAAATTCATCTATATCTTTCCCAACTTCATTTAAAACTTCTTTACCACCAACTAAAATTTCTTCCATAATTGACCATACAGCTTTATTTAAATCTGTAGGATTTGGATTTTTAGACAAATGCCATTGTCTTAATTTTTTCTTTTGTTCTTTTTTTGCTTGTTCATAAGTAACACTATTATATCGAGCTACTGGCTTTTCAGGAATCCAACCTATTTCTGAACTAGCAACATTAGGTAGTACGCTATATAATTCATCACCATCTAAATCCATTTGTATTTTATATGATGGTAAACCATTAATAGTTTTCCAATAAGTAGTTTTAATTCTACCTTCATCAATCATTCTATATAAATTATTTGAAGTAATCATATCTTCTGTTATGCCATACATTTCTCTTTCTTGATCTGTCATTTGATAAAATCTACGCATAACAGTCATAACTAAATCTGATTGAATATCTGATTTACTTAATCCTTTTCCCTCGTATGTTTCGTATACAGGGTATCTTGTCATTGTTAAATTTGTCATTCGCTAAACATCCAACCTTGATTCCCCATTTCTTTTAATGCTCCTACAACAGCAGAACGCCAATGTTCTTTAATAGTTGATGGCATTATTTCACCCGGACTTGCATAATGACCAGCTAAATGATGCATTACTAAATCTTTAAATACTGGCATCATTTCTTCTAATTGAAAATTTAAATCTGCCCAATCATCTGAAATCATTTCAGATATTGCATCAGCTCCTTCATCTGTCCATCCAAAAAATCTTTTAATGTGTGTTAACCCTAAATTACCCCACAATAAATTATCTTTAGCTGCTTCATCTATCATATCATATAATTCATTTGTAACAGCTTCATCAAAAGTAACACCATCAAAAACAGTTTGAACTCCTTCTTTTGCACGATTTGTGTCTGCAGATATAGCTCTATCTATTTTTTCAAGTTTTTCATCTAATGTTGTAGTATCAGGATTAATTTGCATTTTATATCTCTCTAATAACTTTTCTTTAGTCATTACAGTACCACCAGCTTGAGCTGATTGTAAAAATTCTAATTGTTTACTTAATTGCAATAAAGCATTCCATGATCTAGCTTTTTCAACATTTTCAGGAACATAACCTGATCTACTATTTATAAAACCTACTGTATTAGCTAATGAAAATATAGCTTCAGGATTTTCATCAATATTAATTTGATGTGAATTTTTTATAAATGAATGAAAAGCTGGATGTAAAAATCCTAATTGTTGTGCCATATTACTTAATGCAATTAATTCATTTGACGGTTCTCCATTTTCGTTAAATCCTACTTTGCTTATATCCCAATAAGGATTACCTTTTTGCATTCCAGCCATTGATAATCCAGCAATATGATTTGCTAATTGTAATTGAGCTTCTTCTAATGTAATTGTTATTCCAGCCATTTTTGCTTTTGCAACTATTGTGTCTGCTGCTCCCGTAAAAGAAATTCCTTTTTTAGTAAAATTTGTACTTCCTTCATTCTTAACAATATGAGCTACTCTCCAAGAATCTTTTATTTGTTTTATTTGAGTTTCAGAAGCTCCTACAAAATTTTCACTTATATATTTGTCTAATTGTGTTTCTGTTTCGAACAAAGAAAAAGTATTATTTAAAGCTCCAGCTCCACCTCCAGTAGCTAAATTAATATTTTCTGCTAATTCAGATTGTTCTCTATGTGTTAATGCAGCAGATTCTACTTTATGATCATTAACATATGCGTCTGCATGAGCTTCAATATTTTTTGATATTTCTGATCTTTTATCATTATCAACATCAGTAAATGTAAATGGACCAGTTAATTCATTGCTGCCAAATTCATCAAAACCATTCATTTCATAATCTAGCATACCTTCTTTAATTAATTTTAAAGTTTCTGTAACAGCAGATTCACCAACCCAACCATCTATTTCATTTCCTACTAATTCTCCACTAGCTATTCTTTCTTTATCTACTTCAATAGCTCTTTCTATCATTTCAGAAACAACAGATTTTATTCTTCCTTCTTCTAATGCTGTTTTCCATTGTTTAAGCATTTCATCAGGAGGTAATGGCATCATTTCAGAACCTCTCATATTTGTCGGTAATGTGTTCCATAGTTTTTCATATGAAGCATGCATTTCACTTAAACGAGGCATAATATTTTCGCCATATAATGTAGTATGATTAAATGAATCTGCTTTATTAATTTGATCTAACATATTATTTAATTCACTTGCATTACCTGTATACATATTCATTATAGCTTCTTGGTTATCTCTTTTCCAAGTTGCATCTATAATTGTATTACTTTCTTGTGTTATTATTGATGCTAAATAACCTTTACTCCATGCTTTAAATGCTTTTGGAGCTTCTTCAATAATACCATCACTATATGCACTAGCTTGATTCATAAAATTAGATGGATCGTATCTATTTTCATTTGCATAACCAGTTATTGTTTTTAATGCTTCTGCTTTTAAATTATTTTTCCAATTTTCTTCTTGTTGAACAAGTTTTCGTTTTGCTAAAGTATCTAATGTTTTACCTAGCTGACTAGACGCTATTGCAACTGGATCACCAGTTTGACCAGCAACAACACCCATACGACTTGCTAATGAACTAGCAGTTGTAAATACTTCTCTTTTTCCTACTGATAATTGATCTGCCATTATTTACTCTTTGGTTGTGTTCCTGTTCCTTTATAATAATCATACATAGCATACCCACTACTTAATTGATCACCAATAGAAATCCATCCACCGAATATATCAGCTTTTGCTTTAATATCATTTTCAAACATTTGATCCCTCATTTTTAAATCTACTACTTTGCCCATTAAACGAATATTTTTAATATCCTTTTCTGCTTTTTTTCTAGCTTGAGCATTAATATTTAAAAAACTTCTTGAATCATCATAATAACCAGCAGCAGATTGAACTGCTAAGTTATTAGCTAAAGTTTGATTCAACATATCTTTTCTCATATTTTCTTCTTCAATAGCTTGAAGTTTTGCTATCTTTCTTTCTCGTTCATAACGAACTCTTTCTCTTTGATTAGCAGCTTTAACATTTTGTATATTAGAGTATGTTCCTACAGAACTTACTACTGCGCTAGCCATCATCATTGTTGCTGGATCAATACCCATTAAAATTGCATCTCCAAAGCTATTGCCAATACCTTAAGTGGTAATGGATCATTTTGCGATACAGTAACAGTTGGACTTTTACTATATCCTAAAAAATTAAATTCTTTTTTTCCTGTTTGAGGAGTTAAATCACTTCCTATTGTAAAGTTTAATGGAGTAATTAATAATTCATAAGCATTTGCATTTGCTGCTTTTACATTAATATCCAATGAACTATTTACATCTAAAATTGCTCTAGTAATTCTACGAGGTCTGCCTGTAAGTGGACCAGTATCTACTTCTTTATCAACTGGCATAGTTTCTAATATAGGAGTGTAATTAAATCCTACTGTCATACCTGTTGGCTGTGGAGCAACAGCATTTGAGTTAAGAGTAATTCTATCATTTGCATCTATTGTATAAGAACCCAGTGATGAATTACCAGATACAACATTTACTGCGATTTGACCATAAATACTATTAATGGTGTGCATATATCCATCTACCATAGTTATTACTGCATTATCCGAAGGAGTAGCAGCCAAGTTTTGATCTAATTGTATATTATATCCTGATGAAGTAGCTGTTACAGCTTCAATAGTATATTTAGTTGCATTTCCAGCAATAGTAAAAGTTTCTAATACTGCTGGAGCAGAAGTAAATCCATCTACTGCTAATGTGTTTCCTGTTTGAGAACCACCATTAACTAATGGTGTTCCTTTTTGATATACAGTTGTAGAAGTAGAACAATCTAATGTTGTAGAATCATCTTCTGCAAACTTTTCTAAAGTATAAGTTGTTGTTCCATTAACTTGTCTTTTACCAACTACAAATAAATTTTCATTTGCAGCAGTCATTGAGTGAAAATAATCTCCACTTCTAGTTTCATACATTGACCATCCAGCTATCTTTTCATCACGAATACTGTGAAAGACTGCAATCTTTCCATTATGTGTTGTTCCACTATTAACAAAGAAAGCAAATTGTTCTGGTCTAGTTGAACTACCACCTATCATTGCTATTTGTTTTGGCGAATCAATTAATTGAGAAGATAAAACAGAAATAGAATTAGAAGTATATGCTGCTTGAGTATCAGAAAATAAATATTCTCTAATTGCTTTACCATTCTTTTGAGCAAATACAGTAGCTCCATCAAATACTACTGGATTAGCTCTACTTACTCCAAAAGGTGTTTGTCGTCTAAATGCAATATTACTTGGAGTAATAGCAGCAATATCAGAAGAAGTAGGAATATAATATTCACCACCATCAGTAAAAACTTGCAAGTTTCTTGAAGAAACAAAATGCCTAACTTCATTTACCCTATCTCCAGCGATGGCAACATCTATTGCTTCATTCGCATTCCCACTTCCAACATCAAAGTTGAAGTATTCCCCTACTTGACTAGCTACAACAGAAGATGGTTTAGATGGATTACCACCAAACCATAATCTATTATCATGGAAAGATACAGCTTGAGGAAAACCTCTATGACTAGACCATAGTTGTTCATCCCATTCTGCATTAGCTCCAGTACCAGCTAATGTTTCTCTTACAGTTACAACAACAACAGTTGTATTTGTTCTTCCAGTAATATCTACTTCTTTACCACCAATACGAAGTGTTTTACCTACCCAGTTAGCATCTGAATCAAATATAGCACTAGAGGCAGTAACATTTACTCCAGTACCTGAAGTAGCTGCTGGAGTTAAAGTAACTGCATCATCTTCATATTTATAATAAGGTTGGTATCTTGGATAACCAGAAGAATGAGTAGAAAAAGAAAGAGAAGAAACTGAAAAGCTAGTAGCACTAGCTCTATTAATTTTTCTTATTTCATTATCTCTATGACATACAATAACTGTATCTCCAAATTGAGCAAAATTTAATTCAAATAATTGAGCAGTAGTCCAATTACAATTAGATGTTATATTTGCCTGAACAGAAGTTCCTGAAGAATTATAAACATCTAATCTATTATTAGATAAAGCAAATATTGCTACTTCATCATTAGAAAAAATAAATGGTACTATTCTTGTTTCTCTAGTTGAAAAACTAGCTGTGTATGTAGTTCCCGGTCTACGCATAACACCACCTTCATCAAGTAAATACCAATTTCTACATTGTTTTGCTCCATCAAAATATGCTTTTGCATCTGTACGAGCAGTTAAAAAAGGATTAAGTTCACCAGCAGAAAAGTTGGTAAGTATAGTTCGTATTTGTCTAGCCATTTAATCCAAAACCACTTGTTCTAGTTGATCGTCTATTTTCAATGAAACGATTAGTAGCAATCTGGTTGGATGTTGTTTCTTGAGATTCAGAGTTTCTAGCAATCAATAATTGTCTTTCTGCTAGTTCGTTAAATTCTTTTATCATACCAGCATCTCTAGCAACAGCTCCAGCATAAATACTTGCTAGTTTATATTCTAAGGCAAGACGGAAATAGGGAGGAAATTTACTTTCGTCTTGTCTAAAAATATAATCCATAATAACAGTTGAAGTAGAACCATATCCATCAAGATAAATTTTATCTTCATATCTTTCGTATCGTAAAACTGTATCATTAGAAGTAACTGTAATTATTTGTAAAACTGCTGGATCGGCAGGCATTTGATATGCATACTCAAATCTTCCAACAGGAGCATCAGATAAAAGAGATAATTGCTTTTGACCACTTGCAAAACCCCATCTGTGTCTTGTAAGTGTTGCCTCTACAATTTCTTCATAAATATTGTTAGTAACTAATCCTTCCGTACTATCATCAGAAAATGATGATATAGGAGAAGCTCCTATCATTATTAAAGCTCTTGATGCTATGTCTACTTTAGTTACTGCCATAATATTTTTTAATACGGGGGGAAAATCCCCCCATATATATTTTTAATTAAGTACCGTTAGTGGTAGTGACAGTTGTTGCTCCAGTTGCTGAAGTAACTACTAGCAAATCTACTGTTTCTGTTCCTCCAGCAGCTCCAACACAAAGGATAACATCGTTTTCCTTTAAGTTTTCATAAGAACTGTTAAAGTAACCAGAACCAGCGATAGTGCCAACAGCATCGCCATCAACATAAAGCCAAACAGAGTTAATACCACCTTCAGCGATTTTCCTTAGCGGATTATCAGTTGAGTAAGCCATATTAATCTCCTATTCTGCACAGAGCTGTACTCTAGCTCCGTCACCGTCAATTAACACTGATCCCAAACTTAACATTGAAGTGATTAAATGTGAAACTTTTTCAGGGATATAATTAATTTCAGTTTTTACATCTGATCCAATACCTAGACCACAAGCAGACTTATGCCAAGCAAGAGTTTGTCTGTCAGTATCAGTAGTTAGACCAGAATGAGAAAACATTAAGAATCCCATCCATCGTTTCGCAGTTTGCTCACCACTTAAGAATGGTAAACCAGAAGGTCCGATATAGTCTTGAGAAGCGAATTGCTGGATACCCATCAAGTCTCCCCATTGCTCAGGACCAACTGCCCAGTACCTTTGGTTGTCATCAGGAACATCATTATTCCCGAAAACTGTAAGCATATTTTGTGCTTTTATTAATGTCATATTTGTAGCTGATGAATTAATGTTGTTAGCAATAGATGTAGCAGCTTTTAAAACAGTAATTATAACATCATCAGTTTTTCTTCCTAATGCATAAGCTGCATTTTTAGCAAGAACACCTCTTTCGTCAATATTTACTTTAAGCTCATCTAATTTATCAACATAATCTGCAGCATAGTAATCAGACATGGTTGCACTCACATTAGTGTGTGCTGAGTTCATAGCTACTACTTCAGCATGTCTTGCTTTTGTAGTTGCAGAACCTTTTGCTAACTTTTGAAAAGTTACAGTAGAGCCATTAACACCATTAACAGTTCTAACTAAATTTTTCAATTTAGCTCCCATACGCTGATATGCCATGTGCACTTCAGCTTCAAATTGAGTTATAAAAGCATTAGTAATTGAAGTTGCCATTATATACTCCTATTCAAAGGTTGTTTGTTTAGTTTATTGCTTCACTTATCTCTTTGATTAATTCGTGTTATCCATAGTCGACATAGGCACAAATACCCACAAAAGAGGGCTTAAAAAAATATATTTCAGAAAAAATGATTTATTTCAACGCACATTATGTATGTGTTGCTCTAATTCTTTCAATATCTTGGGGTTGTCTTTAAAAACACCCATTAATCCGTTAGTAATATTGTTTACTACTACTTCTTCTTTATTCTCATTATCTAATGGTTGTCCTAATTGTGTTAATGATGTGTAATATACTATTGCATGAAGAATCTCATGCAACAAAGTACAAGCATGATCTACTTTAGATAAATCTTCTTGTATGGAAATACAATTTTTTCTATGATCAAATTCTCCAAAAGCGTCAGATGGTTTAGAAAATGACGCTTTCTCGTAAATTATTTCTATATTTTGATACCCTACTTTAACTTTAGAGCTTCGCTGGAGCTGTGCCATACTTTTGTTCATAAAGTTTCGTCACTCTAGATATATATGCATTATCTCGTCTTGTATCATCCCAATAACGAGGATCACGCATCATAGCTCGTAAATCATCTTCACTTGCATCAACATCTATTTTAGTATCTTCTTTAGGCATTGGAGCATCTTTTGTTAATCCCATAATTTCTTCTAATACTTTTACATTATTTGCACTTGTTGCAATATTTGCAACAGAACTATATGCACTTTCAGATAAATTCTTTTTTGCCCATAAATCTACTGCTTCTATTCTTTCTTTTGCATTATCACCTAATTCTTGCATTTGTGCTTCTTGACTAGGAATACTACTAACTGCATTATCTACAAATGCTTTTACACCATTATTAAATTCATCTTGTGATAAACCCTTTTCACGTGCAAAGTCTCCCCACCATTTTACCAAAGGTAAATCAGGTTCTAAATTAACTTCTACTCCTTCTGGTATATCAGGAGCTACTAATTCATAATCTCCTTCAGGAATATTAGCTTTTTGTTCTTTTGTTATATCTTCTCGAATTGATTTAGTTAAATCTTCTGTTCTTTGACCTAATTTAGATTCTAATGATTTATAACTTGAACCTAATGCTTCAACATTAACTTCGTTTCTATCTCCATCCCAAAATTTTTCAGGGATATAATCTGGTCTTTCGACAGTTTCATTTTGTGGTTGCCCAGTTTCTTCATTCATTTATCTTCCTTTCCTTTATTGATTTTATTTTGAATAATTGCAAATAAATATCTCATTCCTTCTAAATGGAATAATTGACTATTACTTACATTTGGACCACTTACAGTTTCGGCTGTAATTGATTTTAAATATGCTAAAACTTCTTTACCCGCATCTGTTTTAAAAACAGTGGCAAAGAGTCTATTCATTTTCTGATCTTCAGCAGAAATTTCTGGTAGTTTAGATTCCTTGTTCTGGAGGTTGTCCCATGTCATCTTGACCTATATTACCTTGTTGTGATAAGTTTTGCAACTGATTTGCTAATTGTTGTTGTTCTGCTGCATCCCTTATTAATTTTTCTGGTAAATTCATCTTTGTAGCCAAATATTTAGCCACTTCATCTTGTTTTACTATCATATTTAACATCTGAGGTCCGAATGTCATTCCAATAATTTCATTAAATCTAGTTACATCAGCAACATCTTGTTGGTGTTGTGCTTGAGCTAAAGGAGAACGAGGAACGACTTTTACTTCTCTACCATCTATTCTAGGTAATGCAATTCTACCTTGTTTAGTTAAAATACGAATTACTCTACGAAGTAAAGGATTAACAAACTCTGATTGTAGTCTACCAAATGAAGATCCAATTTGTCTTGATAAATCAGCCATTCTTTCTGATACTTCAGTAGCTGACATTGGTGTACCTTCTGGTCTACCTAATGTTTCCATGTATAATGCTTTTTTAATATTTTGTCTCATGTCCTGAAGTATTAATTGAGCAACATCAAAATTACCAGCTCCTTGAATTGGCACTAAACCTCTACTGCCAGGTGATACAGGAATAAGACTGCCCGGAACTAATTGTATATTATCAGGATTAACTACACCATCATCTTCAAAAGTATATACACCACTAATTGCCATCTGTGCATTTTGTAAAATTAATTCTACTGTTAAGTTAGTAGTTTTAATTGCAGCCATAGCATTAAATACTGGTCCACGACCATATACTTCTCCTGATGCTTTATTCCATCTAAATACAATGTATGGATTACTTGCATTTCCTTTTAATTCTTTTTCTTCAATCATTATTTTATGTTTTGGAAGAACAACACAGTATTTCCATTTTTCTGTATTAGGCTCATCATACATTCTCATTATACCTTCAACAACTTGACACTTTGATCTACTGTTTTGTGTTTTTTGTAATAAGTCTACTGGAATAAGAGATTTAGGATATGTTGTTTGTAAATCTTCATAGTCTACATATCGTGTTCTAAAAATTTGATCTATTTTATTATCTGGTCCACTATTTAAAGTTAATCTTGGTAATGGAACTGCATTAAATTTTAATGGACTAATTGCATCACCTTCTTCTACTAATAAACAACCAGTACCTACTGCTAAATCCATAAAACATTCATGAACTTCTGTATTAAAATTAGATGCTTGTAATACTTCAAATACATAAGAAGTTATTGCATCTAATTGTTCATTAATATCTGGTTTTTGTTCATCAGGTATTTCTGTACCAGCTTCAAAATCTGCCCATCTAGCAAAAGTAGGTGTCATACCAGCTTGTAATCTACTAGCAAATTCTTGTATTCCTACTACTGCTGTTTCATCAAATATTTTATCTGTTCTTCTTTGACCAGTAGTTTCTTCATAAAAAGATTCTCTTTGAGGCATAGTATATTCATATGCTTCTTCAAATTTTTCTTTCCAATGATCTTTTATACCTTCAGCTTTTTTATATCTTTTTAAAAATATACCAACTCTACTATCGTTTAAATTTTCTTGAGGGGATATATCTACATTTTCATAAACCATATTAATCCTTTATGCTGTCATGCTTCCTGTTATTGTTTTATCAGTAGTAGCAAATAAACTTCTATCTCCAGCTATTGTATCTGCTCCTTGACCAGCTTTTTTCTTTTTAAAAGTACCAGCAACATCAATACTTTGATTATCAGTTACAGAAGTATTAATAATACCAGCACTAGATACTTCACTTCCACTTGTATCAACATTACCACTTTTTATACCAGAAGAAGAAACATCTTTACCTTGTGAAGTATAAAATTTACTTAAGTAATCTGAATAACCAGCTTGACCTGATTTATTAATTGCATCAAAAGCACCAGCTCTTAATGCCATTGAAGATAATCCTCCTCCAGTCATAAAACTTAAACCACCTAAAAGTATTGCTTTTGTTTTTTGTTGTTGTTTCCACATAGGTTGAGATATTGGTGTAGAAGTC